GCTGCTGGTGATTCAGGTTCAGAAGCCTATCAGAGATTATCTTTGTATAGCTGGGAAGAAGTAAAACAAAATGCACCTGAGTTAGCACAAACTTATTTAGAGTTTGCTGACGGTGATGAGTTTAGGGCTGCTTCAATGTACATGGCAGCACATATGAATGCTCAACCTGAAACTGCATCATTTGTGAATGAGTATATCGATAGTCTTAATCAAGAAAAATTAGACAGTATTCAAAGAATGCTAGATAGTAAAGATACTTTAGGTGAATTGTTAGTATCTGGATTTGGTGCATACTCAAAATATGCTGTAGGAACTTTAACAACTGGTGCTACATTATTAGCTTTTGATGAAGATGCTAAAGAACTTGTATTTAATAATGACTGGGCAGGACTAAAACAAGAAATTAAAAAAGCAGATTACAGACCTTCATTTGTTTTAGGTATAGAAAATACTATGGCAGGAAATGCTATGGACTTAACATTAAGTATTCTTGGTGATCCTTTAACTTGGTTACTTACTCCTTCTGTAACAAGCAGTACTTCTAAAGTATTAGGACAGTTTGCAACTAAGAGCAGAGTAAATGCTTTTGTAAATCAAACATGGGTTGGTAAACAAATTACTAAAGAAATGTTTGAAGTAGGTGTTAAGTTTGAAAAAGGTGAAATAGGTATTCGTCAATACAATGCTTTATTTAATGGTTTTGATATAGAAACTCAATTTAAACTTAGAAACATAATCAAAGAAGCTGCTGCTAAAGGAGATAAAGCACCTGATGCTATGTTTAAAGCAGTTATTACTGAAGCTATGTTAGCTGGTCAAGAACCACTAAAAGCATATAACACTTTAGGTAGTTTAGTTATGGGTAGACAGTTTAGAAACTTAACTACTTCTTTATTTGGCAAGTCAATGAAACTACCAAAGAAAATTGATAAGTTTAAACAATTCAATACTGCGTATAGCAACTTAAAACAATTATCAACTACAAGTCCTTCATTCTTGCAAGATGCTTCTGATTTAGTAGCAAGAGTTATTGGTGCTACTGTAGATGATTTTGATGAACAATTAAAACTTTACGATAGTTGGTTTGAAAAAGCTTATAACGATTTTAGTGACGTAGCTGCTAAAGGTACTGCTGCTAACTTAGACGAAATAAATAAAGTACAAAAACAGATAGCTGTTACATCAGACTACATTGCATATCTCGAAGGATTATCTGGATACAAAGTTAGAAATGTAGTTCGTGGTAATAATGTAAGTGCTACTAAAACATCTATCAACAGAGTAGAAGCTATAGATGATGCACAAGCTATAACTTCCAGTAAAAAAACTGTGCAAGGTGTTATTGATACTTTAGATACAAAAATTGCAAAAGTTAATGACGATATTAAGAGAGCTAAAAAAGTTCAAAAAGAATTACAAGCCAGAGGTAAAGAGTTATCTAAATCAGAAAAAGATACATTAACTGCACAAGCAAAAATTCTTGAACAAAAATCTGAAGCATTAGGTAAATTAAAAAAACAGCGTAAGACACAACAAAATAAAATTGATGAACTTGATAAACAAATACCAGAAGGTGCAGAAATTATCGAAAAAGAGACAGAGTTATTTGAAGGTGTTTTTAACGCTACATCTCTAAACAAAAAATTAAAAGCTTTACAGGCACAAGTTAAAACAATTAAATCTAGTCAAGTTAAAACTACAAAACAATTTGAAGGTGACATTACAAGTGCTAAAAAATATTTAGCTAAAGTTGGAAATGAATTAAGTGAACTTGAAGTAAAAATTAAAGCCAATGCAAAAGTTGGTACAGTTCCTGATGAACTTAAAAATGCCAAAATTGCAAAAGAAAAACAATTTGAAAATGCTCAGAAAAGATTAGAAGATGCTGAAAATGCTTTTAAGAATAATACCTCTAGAGTTGAAACAGAACAGTTGCTTATCAAATACGAAGATGAGATACAACGTATTAAAGATATTCAGAAGAGAAAAACTACACCTGTGGAAACTACACCAGAAGGTGAACAGTTTGTAAGATTAGATCCTGATTTAAGTACAACAGGAATACAAGAAATATTTAGTACTGATACAGCAAGAATATTTAGAGAAATGTTAGATGAAGGTAAATCTTTGTCTGATGATGTTTTGTCTAAATCTTATGAGAAGTTGTTAAAGCGTGTAGAGAAAATAGATGACAAAACAGCAGAGTTATATTCTGGATTGATGACATCTAAAAAGAATGTCACTAGAGAATTGTTAAAGACAATTAGAAAAGAACATAAGTTAGCTAGAAGAATAGCTCAAATGCAAATTAGAAAACTACAATCTCTACAAAAAGCATCACCACAAAACTCAATTATGAACATGGTGCACGATATGTATTCTGAATTAGCAGTTATGAAGGGTTGGCAAAACAATCCTAAATGGAAAGCTACTTTCATTATTAAAAATGATAAAGGTAAGTTTGTAAAAGCAACACAAGCTCAAATTAATTCTGGTAAGGCAATAGAAGTACCAGCAGTTGTAGAGCTTGTAGGTAAAAATAAATATAAAGTTAACTGGGACGTATTAAGATTTCATTTACGATACGACTCTGAAATTACTGATGTTGGTGAAGCTTTACTTAAAGCAGGAAGAATTGGTCCACAAGGACTTAAAAAACCAACTGGTCAAACAAAAGCATTAAAAGGTGAAATAGTTGGTGGAAAATTAAAATATAACAATAGAACTTATCTTTCAGAACAATTTGATGAAATTAAAGAATTTGAAGCTTTTCATGATGTATTAGATACTGCATCAAGAATTCTTAAATCACATAATCAAGTTGTTACTGCTCAACTTCCTGTAAGTCCTATTGAGTTTGTATTAGCTGATCAAGCAGCAAATGGTGGAAAGATTTCTAAATTTTTTAGAGCTGTAGAAGCTAACGATATGTATAGAAAAGCACAGTGGCTAAACAACTTGTGGATTATAGATAAGATTGCAAAGCCTTCTACTGCTGTTGTATCTAATGCAGATGAATTAATGTTTTTTAATTCATTTGGAAACTGGAAAAATTATTTTAAACAATCTTATCAAAGCAAAATAGACAACGTAACATTAAGAAGATTTAACAGAGCTGTAGAAAAAGGTAAATTAGCTAAAGGTGAAGTATCGCCTGAGTTAATGAAAAAATACGAAGCATATGTTGAAAAACAAATGCGTAACATACAAGAACTTCCTGGATTACTACAACAAAGAGGTATGTGGGCAGAATCTAAATTTAATGATTCATATACAATTTTGACAAGTGGTGATAAAGGCTATTACGACTATATGATAGGTTTTGTTAACAGACTTCTTAATGACTATGGATTTCAGTTGTATGCAACTGGAAATAAAAAAGCATTTGCAAATTGGTTTGCTACTGCTGATGCAAACTACATTAGAGGAAACTCAATACTTGAAACATTAGGAAATAATCAACAGCATTTTTATAGCTACACAAATATGACAGCAGATACTGCATACGAAATGTATGAAGGTTTAAAGCATTTATATACTATCAACTTAAAAGGTGCTGCTGCTGATGATGTATGGAACGCTTTAAAAGAATCAGCTGTGTTAAGAGGAAGTGGTAAAAAAGCAGACGCTATGCCAAAAGTATCAACTATGACAAAGATACAAGTTCCTGGTATTAAAGGTAGAACTGGTAATAAGCCAAGTAAATTGTTATTTGGTAAAGACCAACCAATATTAGAAAGTTTATTTGCTGATCCTGCAAGATTTAGAACTGGTTTAATATCATCATCTGCTAAACAAAAGAAAGAAGCTCAACTTATAAACTTATTTGAAAGCCAGGGCAAAAAAATAGTTAACAGAAGTGAGTTAGATAAACTTAAATCTCAGGCATCTGCTGTAGACCCTGTATATCAAACTGATATGTATGGTGCATCTTATTTTGATTACGATTTATTTAGACAAGGTTATGTAACAGAAGATTATGTAAAAGCTATGGCAGAAAGAGCTGCTGTTAAAGACGTTGATAACTATATGCTTAACTATCATTTAACAAGTCCTTTAGGCAGAACTGCAAGACAGATATTTCCATTCGGTAAACCATGGTTAGATTTTACTAAAAGATATTTAAGAGATTTATCTAAGAGAGCACAAATCAGAGGTTTATACGTATCAGAAGAAAGCAATGTGTTTACTCGTGGTATGTACAATCTTGCAAGTGCTTCTCCTAACTTACGACGAGGTGCATACATATCTCGTGTTGCTAATGCTGATTTAAGTACAAGTGATGCAGATTTTGAACCATTTGTTTTCTTACCTAATGGAGACAACTTTTTCTGGGTATCTGTACCTGGTTTTGGTTTAATACCAGCATTAGGTTTAGGTGCATTAATGGAAACATTAGATAACGAAAACTTTAACAAAATAGCAGAAACTATATTTCCTTATACAGTCTTTAATCCAGATGAGTACAAATGGAAAACAGACCCAGCAGGAACTTTATATCAATATACAGCTGGTGGTGGAATGGTAAATTACATGACTAATAAAGTTTATCCAGCAGCAAGTGGATCACTATACAACGCCTATACAGGAAATGAAAGTAGACCATTCAACGATTCGATTGGAAACTCTGCAATACAAAAAGACCAGAGATCAACATTCTATGAAAATCTTGACATTGTATTAGCTCAAATAGAAAATGTTGATACTAATGCTGATGCTCTTGATGTCATTATAAGTCACGCAGCTAATGCAGAATTAGAATCATTATCAAAAGAATTTGGTGAAGCTCTTGTTCGTTACATTATTCCAACACGAGTAAACATTGGTGCTAACTATTTAGACACTGCTGATGACTGGATAGATTACTTTAGAGGTGCAGGATTATTAGAAGATGTACTGAGTGAAGATGTGTATGAAGCACTAGAAAAAAACCCAAATGCTGATGAACCTAAAGAACAAGCAATACAAGAACTAAGGAATTACTGGTATACAAAATCATCTGATGCAGAAAAAATATTATTAGGACTACAAGACCCTAGAGTTTATATCCTTACTCAGGCTGGCTATGAAGTTACTAGAGAAGGTGTGCAAGAGTTATCAAAAGCTGAAGGTGGTAAATATACTGTAGGTCAAGTCTTTAGACCATACTTAGCAAATGATCCAGATACTATGGAACGCTACGAAGAATATGTTAGAAAAGGTTGGATTGCACCTAGAAGTGGTGAAGACATCTTAGGTTACACAATATACAAATCACTAGATGCAAGAATTCAAGGTGTTAAGTTAATCAAAGAAGAAGCTGCTAATTTGTTAAACGAAGGCAGAATATCAAATCTAGCTAAGTTAACTCCTGATATACTTGATGTCTTTGAACCATTTCAAAAAAGTTATTTTGAAGAATATACTATTAATTGGTCATCATATTCTAAAAAAGATTACACTTTAGTAAGCACTGATTTAACAGTTACTTCTGATACTTCTGATGAGTTTTTAAAATCTTACTTTTTGTTAGCAGATTTTTCTGAACCAGCTCAGGAAATAATAAAATTATTAGGAATAGATACTATGTTTAAGAATGGTCAGATACAAGGTAACGCACTTAACAATGCTTTGATTGAAGAAAAGATGAATGTTATAACTAACAAGTCATACATTTTTACAAATCCTTATAACGATATATATACAGATAATCCAAATATCTCTTATCAAAAATGGCGACAAAATCAAAACTCCTGGATTAATGGTGGTGGTATGGACGAATATGATATGGTCGATACAACAAGATACCAAGGAATTTTAGATCAATTAGACATTCTTTACAGTATGGTTTATGACGAAGACTTTGGTCCTCAACACCCTAAATTCTTAGAACTAAGAGAAGATACAGCAAGAGCCTTTATGGATTTTGCTTATGAGTTTGGTAGCTACTACAACCCAAATGACACTAACTTGCAGTCTTGGAATAATCAATGGAAAGATAACATTGAGTCTTGGGCAGGACCTTTAGAGTGGCAAGCACCATTACCTCCAACTGCTAAAGATTTAGATGAGCCAGAATTTGCATCATTTGATGTTAAAGGTCCAGACGGCAATATGATAGATTTCCAATTTAATGTTCTTAGTGGAAGCCTACCTTCTAGTGCTAGACCTATGAATGTATCACCACTAGATGTAGTAGACGGTGATACTATAACCATAGATAAATACAGACCTGTACCTTTGAGATTAAGAGTTATAGGAATTATGGCTAATGAGTTAAATCACCCTAATGAAGATATTGCTTCTGAAGCATTACGACAAATGGTATTCTTAGAAGAACTTGTAGATATCTCAAACGATAGGCTTTATTATGTTCCAGATAAAAGATTTGGAAATGATCAAGGAAAAGACAGTTATGGTCGTGAGCTTGGTTGGTTATTTGTGGAAGGTGGACTAGACGGAAATATGCCAGCAGGCACAGGACAGTATATATACTTTGAGGAACACTTTACACCTACTGATAGATATTATCGCAGAGGTAGTGAGCTAGGACCTTTTAGTGATATAATAGTCCCAGATTACAATGAATGGGACCCTGAAACTGAGAGATATATATTAAACGAGGATTAAATGGATTTAAACGTAGACGTTTATGAAGGACAAAGTCAACCAGTAGAAGATATTGTTTTAGTTGCTTATGCAGAACAATATTTTGCAGATTACATTGGAAAACAAATTGAAGTAGAAGGTCAAACATATGACTTCTTACCTTACTTACTTGCAATAATAGATACAGAATCAAATAAAGATTTATATACAGCATCAAACGTAGATAGCAATAGGGACGGAATATACGAAGCATCATTTGGTTTATTCCAAATTAACTGGGAAACAGAAAGTGGAACATTAGCGCACGCTAATGATATCCTGGAAAAAATGATTAGAGACGGAGTTATTACTCGTGGTGAGAAAGGCTCTTATCTTAATAACATATCTCAACTTAGTGAACAGCAAGTACAAAAGATAGTGCAGTACATGTCAAACATTGACATACAGTTTGAACTAGCTTCTGAAATATATAAAAACAGAAAAAAGAGAAGCACTAACAATGGTGACTTTGAAGATTGGGGTGCACGACTAGCAGGTAATACAGCAGCTGTGTATGACAACTATGTGAACTCAGTTGCCACAATTATGGCACAATCACCTGCTGATAGAATTAATGCTAAAAATAACTTTTCAGCTAAACCAATACAATTTAAAGAGAGTTTAGCTACTAGTACATTTGATGATCCTAACGCAGTACAAGCACCAACTGCTGGTACTGACGGTGGTTCTTTACCTATTGATGAACAAATAGCTTGGATATACAACAATACTGTTGCACCTTTAGTTAATACTGCGTTTGGTGCAGATGATTTTCAAATACAACAATTTAATGATATGTATTATCAAGGTAATTTAACTAATACAGAGTTAGAACAATTAATTAATACTGGTATTCCACCAACAAATAATTTGAACACTAATGCTGTAATAGGACAATACAACAGATTAGCTGGCACTTCTTCATATAGAAACCCATTCTTGTTAAGCAGTCAGTTAAGTGAACCTACAATAGCAAATGCAATACTTGGTGAGATATATGCTTTGTATAAGAAGTCTGCAAATGCAAATGGTGTATTAGACGCAGATTATTTAGCAACAGCATTCTTAACACCGCTTATTCCAAATATGCTCAGAGGTATACAAAGTTATCTTGATGCAAATGGAAATATACAACCTGGTTTTACTGTAAGAGACGTTGTAAAAGATGTTGCTAATTTAGCATCTAGAGATTGGCAGTTTGGTGTATTACCAGATTATGCAAATCCAGATGAACAGTATGACAGAAACCAACTAAAAAATACTGCTACTGGTATGGTGACACAATTACTACTAGATGATAATCCTAACTTTGTGAATAAAGTAACAGCAGATTATGTTGATTATAGAATTGCTAATCCTGGATCAAAAGTAGATTTTAATTCTTATGTATATAATGCAATTAAAAATACTGGTAGATACAAAATGATTTATAAGAACAAACCTCTAGGTATGACTGAGCAACAATACATTGGTGTTTATACTAATGCTACACAAATGGCAAGTCCTGCTGAACAAAAACAACTTGTTACTGCACAAGCAGCAGCAGGTGGTACAGCAGAGACAGCAGCTGTTGCAGCACAATTTAGTGAAAGTGGAAGCAGAACTAATAAGTTTATAAACTCAATAGAGGAATCAGCAGAGTCATTGAATAAACTATTTAAGAAAGGATAGCAATGGTATTTAGACCTAGTTTTGGTGAAGACCCTGAGTTAGAAAAACAAATACAAAAAAAATTAGCAAAAATAAAAAAAACATCTGCTGTACCAGCTGGTCCTACTACTCCTAAGTATGTAGATGATAGACCAACAGAAATAGATGAACAACAAGCTGCAGCTGAAGAAGCTGCTAGACAAGCAGCAGCTGAAGAAGCTAGACGTAAGGCTGCTGAAGAAGCTGCTAGAAAAGCTGCTGAAGAAGCTCGTCTTGCACAAGAAGCAGCAAGACTTGCTGCTGAAGAAGAAGCTAAACGTAAGGCTCAAGAAGAACAACAACAGCAGCAGACAAGTGGATATCCTAAAACTTTATACAATGAAAGAGGGGAAGATGTAACAGTAAATTCTCAAGCTGCTGAAGAATCTGCTAGAAAAAGAGGATTTACTTTAAGTTCTCCTCCTACTTCACCAGATACTCAAGATACAGTTACACAGGGTGGATATCCTAAAACTTTATTTAATGCAGACGGTTCTTATAGAATAGTATTTACTAAAGACCAAGAAGACTCAGCTAGAAGTCAGGGTTACACATTAGATTCTTCTCCTATTACTGGACCTACTGGACCTACTGGACCCCAGACACAAGCTGGATATCCTAAAACTTTGTATAATCCAAATGGTTCTTCTAGAACTGTTTATAATTCAGATCAAGAAAATAGAGCAAAGCTTGAAGGATTTACTTTAGATTCTTCACCTCCACCTACTCCAACACTTGTAACTTTATATAAAACATTATTTAAGAGAGACCCAGACGGAACGTTGCAAACAATTACTGTTCCTTATCCTCAAGGTCAAGATACTATTTGGCAATCTTATATTGGTCAAGGTTGGTTTGAACAAGACCCAGGCGTTATTGAAGCACCATTTGAACCTGTTGAATACAATCAAGGTGGAACTTGGTACAAGATAAGTGGATATCCAGGTGTATCTGGTGATACTTATGCAATAGAATATACATTAGATTCTGGTAGAAAGATATATTACTTAGCATCTAAATCAGAGTTAGATTCTATATTTGGTGAAGGACAGACACCACCACAAGTAACAAATGAAACTTGGGCTAACTTTAGTGCACCTACAGATAGATTTTTTGGTGGTTCAGCTTCAGAAATTATAGGAAGTAATGATAACTTTGCAACAAGAGTAACTAGAGTTATACAATCTGGTGGAACTAATGAACTACCTCTACCTGACTTTGTGCAAAATAATCAAGATTTACTAGATATCTTTTTCTTAGCTGTAGCTGAAGGTAAATCAGAAAGCTGGTTGCTACGAGAAATGAGTAAGGTACAAGCATTTAAAGATGAGTTTCCTGGCATTGATACAATCTATGCACAAACACAAGACTGGAAAGAAGCTGTAAATACTTGGAATACATTTAGTTCTGAGATTACAAAGTTAAATGTTAGATATGGTGAAACTGTTGATGTATCTGATTTAGTTTCAGCAGCAGTTACTAAAGGTTATAACATACAAGACATACAAAAGACTTATGAAATATTTGATAAAGCAGAACAGAACTCTGATTTCTTAACTGCATTTCAATCTATTATTGATCAAGACCCAGATGTCACATTTGATGTAACTACACCACAAGGTATTGTTGATTTCTTTGAAGGTAAAGCACCTACAGAGATATACGACTTGTATGAAGCATCATCAATACAGCAACAAGCTACACGATTTGAACTAGGTATTAATGCAGAATCAGCTATACAGTTAGCATTGCAAACTCCTGGACAAATTACAGAACAAAACATTGCACAAACATTACAATCTGCTGCAATACAGATAGCACGATTTAGAGAAGACATTGATATAGGTAGATATGGATTAACTGAACAAGCGTTAATAAACTCTGCATTAGGCGTTAAGACACCAGGTATTTCTGAAATAGAAATACAAGATGCTTTTTCTAGAATATTTCAAGAAGAACAAGCTTTACAACAGAAACAACCTTTCGTTCTGAATGAACAATCTGCTGTGTTTAGAGGTAAAAGAGAAATTAGATCAGTTTAAATAATTTAATTTAAAACCTTATGATTTTGGATTTAGTGTATATAATTAAATTGTTAAGTTAGTACTCGAACAACTTAACCTTAGAAATCAGCTTCGAGTTATTAGAAAAAACAAGTAAATAAACCACTCGAACCCTCTAAGAGTGCGTAGGTCATAAGAGGAGTATTAATGACATATAATAACGAAGGAAGTGAGGCTGATTTGTCAGAAGAATCAATCCCAAATTTAAGAGAAGCTTTAAAAGCATCTCAGGAAAAGACAAAAGAACTAGAAAATCAATTTGCTGAAGTAAGTGCTCAATTAAAGCAATTCCAAGCAAAGGACGCTTTTAGATCTAATGGCTTTGCAGAAACTCATGCTGATTTGTTTGTGAAAGCAAATCCTGATGCAGATATAACCCCTGAAGCAATTCAAGAGTTTGTAACTGCTTATGATTTAAAACCACAATCAACAAATCAAGTAAGTAACGAAGGTATGAAAGAATTGTCTGGTGTAGCTCAGAAACCGTCTGACAGTATAGGTCAAATGGGAACTGCAGAAACTGCACAAATGACAAAGGCAGAATACAAAAAATTACTTGCTAGTGACCCTACGGCTGCTCATGAAGCTCTGGTACAAGGTCGTGTCCAACTAAGGGAAGATAATATTCTTGGCAACAGCTGAAAATAGTAATAGAAAAGAACTTAGAAGGAGAGTGAACAATGGCAGACTTTACAAGTAACCCAACGAATACTACGTCCTATAATGATACAGTTTATGCTGCAATCATTAATGACGATATTCTTGATGCTTTACAAGCAGCAGTTGTGACTCCACCACTTTTAAGTCAATTCGACCTAAGTGGACAGCCTTCCAAAGCTGTCGACATACCAATAGCTGACACTGCTTCAGCAGCAGCTGTATCTGAAGGAAGTGAATTGAGCAACACTCAATTAACAACTTCTAAAGCTACATTGACTGCATCTGAAGTTGGTATCATGGCAACTATCACAGACGTGTTAGATGTATCATCTATCGCCACATCAAGAGGTGCTCAAATGAGACAACTCGGAAATGCTATGGCACAAAAATTAGATGTTGACATCTGTGCATTGTTCTCAGGATTTTCCAACTCAGTTGGATCAACTGGAACAGACTTAAGTCTTGCAAACGTCTTTGATGCAATCTACGGATTAGAGAGCAACAATGCTCCAGGTCCATACGTTGCTGTGTTACACCCACGTCAAATAGCTGACCTTAGAACAGCTATTAATGCAGCTTCAGGTGCTGTGTTTACTGGACAAGGAGTTAGAGCTGGCTCTAATGAACTTGGTACAGTAGAAGATGCAGGATATTTTGGAACATTCATGAACATTGATTTTTATCAATCAACAAATGTTCCTACTGCTAACACAGGTGCTGACAGAGCTGGTGGCGTATTCTCTAAAGATTACGCACTCGGTATGGTTAAAAAATGGTCCTCCAAAACAGAAATCATGCGTTGGGCTCCAATTCGTGGTTTTGTTGTCGTAGTTTCATCTATGTACGGTGTTGGAGAGATAATTGACGGTGCTGGACAAGCAGTTGTAACAGACGCTTAATAGAAGCCTGGGTAGGCAGGGTAATTTTTTGTGGTGTGTTCCTACCAACACACACCACGAGGAGAGTTTATGGCTACAAAAAAAGCAGAAACAAAAACAGCAGTTACTAAGACTGAACCTAAAGAAAAGCCTTATATGTTTCAAGGCGTAGAATTAAAATTTACAGACCAAGGTAAAACTGTTGAAGGAAGAAAAGTTCCTTATAAAAATTTAAAGACAATTAAAGCATTACAAGTAGATGCAGACGGAAACATTACTGGTAATGTTGTGCAGTTGCCATGGGAACTTACAGTCAACAATGGTGTTGCTGGTGATGAAAGTGACCAAATTGGTTTAAAGAAATATGAAAGAAAAGGTTTTGTTTTGTTAATAGACGAAGCAGGTGAACCAATTTATTCTACTCTATGGGACGATTGGTCTAAGTATGATGCTTCATATGAAAATAAAATCAGAAACAAATTCAAAGGTGAACCTGGTAAATTTGGTATGAACGCTACAACAAGTGCTTCATTTACAAATGTCTAAAAAGAAATCACAAGAACCTAAAGACGCTTCTAAATTAATGGAAAACTCTTTTGGTTTAGATAAACACATCAAACCAAAAGCAAATGATCTAGGAGATGAAGATTTAGGTGACGGAACTTTTGCTAAAAAAGTAAGAATTGAAAGAAATGCTAAGGGTGACATAGTCAACTTAAGAGACTTTGATTCACCCTTAACTGCTTTTGAAGAAAAAGTTGCACAAGATGTTTATAAGAAAATAGTCGAACAACCACCAGTTGTGAAGAGACCTAAATCTGAAAGAGGTATGGTTATTCACATGTTGGCTAAAAGATTGTTTGATGATTATGTCAGTAACATTAAAAATCAAAGCAGACCTAATCCACTAAGAGACGGAATACCTGGTTGTGGTTGTGGGAAAAGTAATATTGGTTGTGTTAATATATGTCCAGATGACAAAATAAAAGGTAGAATATATGACGGGTCACCACAAACAGTCTATGATTGGCTAGTAGCAATGGTGAAAAACAGAGCAAATATTTATGACAGTAGGAATAAGAAGTAATGGCAACACAAGCAGTAGTTAGACAGAGAGTTAAAGATTATCTTTATGGTAGTACTTATAACCAAAGACCTTATGAAGATGTATTAAACAATAGTGGTGATGTAGGTTCCTCTGATACAACTATTACACCTACTAACAGTAGTAACTGGGGTACTGGCGATATCTTAGAATTTAACACTACTGGTGAACAATGTTTAGTAACAAACAAATCAGGTGATGTTTTAACTATTGTACGAGGTTATAACGGCACTACTGCTGCAAGTGTTACTGATGCAACACTAATTACTAAAAACCCTAAATTTACAATTTCTAAAATAGACAATGCTATTAGTGCTATCGTTGATGAACTCTATCCAGAAGTTTATGTTTTTTCTACTGGTTCTGGAACTATCAGTAATACAAATTGGTACTATGCTTTATCTGATACTGGACTTAAAGAAGTATTATCTGTATATTATCCACGCACAGCTTCTATGGGAAACAACGAACCAGCAACTATTAATACCTGGAAAATGAACAAGCATATGGCTACTGCTGCTTTCTCACAAGGTATTGGTATCTCTATGTGGGATTATGGTGAATTAAAAAATGGTGATACTTTTTATTACACATTTAAAAAAGAAATAGCAGACGTAACAGATTTGTATGACAGACAAGTTGAGTTAGTTGTGTTAGGTGCAGTATTTAAACTTATGGGGTCAACTGTTCCACCAAGCACTACAGATACTAAAGACACAAGACAAGTAACTCAACCTGGACAAGAGAGTTCTGATTCAAGGTGGTTTTTAAGTGAATATATGCGTTCTCGTAAAGAGGAAAACATGAGACTCAAAGAAGAAGAAAGGTTTACAGTCACAAGTCGACAAACTAGACGACAAAGGACTTATCGTGATTGACGGATATTTTCATGTACAAATTGGAGATTACAAGTACAGGCTAGCTAATAACGCTACAGACGCACATTATACAGCAAAGCTAGTAGCTCTTAATGCTAGTAACGCACAAGTTACACAATCATCTGAACAGCAACTAGATCTAAATCCAGACTCATTAGTTTGGGAAAGTACTGATTGGTCTGGTGGTGAAGGTCTTAGAAAGTGGAGCCAACAAAAAGGTAACATGTATGACCTAAGTTATAAGATTGATGCACTAGACACTCCAGGAAGTATCAGATTAGCTAAAGATGTTGAAGCTAGTGGTATCTCTCAAAAAGGTTCATTAGTTAAAGCTAATGACAAACTAGTATTTTTTTCTCATGAAGATGATACTTATGCTGTGTATTCAGGAAACTTAGCTAATACTACTTGGTCATCAAACGATACAACTGCTTTATTAGATACAGACTATTTTGCAGTTAGAGGTGACGGTGACGGAAAGTATGCTTATATACCTCAAGGAAATGCAAATGACATTTATAGATTTACTATTGATGATGATTACACTGTAGCTGCTACAGAGACATTATGGCAAGATGAAGACCAATCAGCAGTATTCGATAGACCATTAGTAAAAGTAGGAAATAAATTAATTACTGTTCATTTAGAAACAGATACATTAACAGTAATTGAATACAATATTGCATCTGGTGCTTTAGCTGGTAAAACTACAATTTTTCAAACCAATGTATCTACATTAGATTCATTTAGCAATCAAGGAATAATTACTAAAGGTGATGATGAAGCGTTTGTTTGCGTAAGAACTAAACAAGGTGAAAGTGTCTTATATAGAATTAGACCTACTTCTGCATTAGGTACAGGTTATGGTGTTGAAGTTGGAAGACTTTCTGGTTTTAGTGTTGATTGTATTTGGTATGCTGCTGGTGTTTTATTTATGGGTGGAACTTCTACTACAACTGGTGTAGGTGAAAGAGTAATTTATTATGCTAAAGGTACAGAGTTAGGTTCATTTGGTTTATTAAGACAAGATGAAGACTTTACAGACGGTAAATTAGTTTTATCTACAGATGCTACTCGTATGGATAGAACTTTCTTTTTAGCACCTACTGGTTCTGCTGCTGATACCTGGACATTGTTTACTATAGACTTGTTAACAGGAGCTGTATTTGGTGGTCCAGAGTTTACTTCTGTAGATGAACCAAACAGCGTTGTAGACTTTTTAGGCAGAGTATTTATAACACAAGATAAAACTGCTAGCTCAAGTGGTTCTTATAGAGTTGCAAACACTTATGCTTCTACTGGAGAATTAATTACTGCTGTACATGATTTTCAAGTAGCTGATGAAAAAACATTGCTATCTATTAGATTATCTACTGAACCATTACCAGCTAATACTTCTGTAGAAGTATTGTATCAAAAGGATCAAAATGGTACATGGACTTCTGCTGGTACTGCTTACTCTACAACTGGTGGTACTAATCAAACTTATGAAATATCTACTAATTCTTCTTCTATAAAATTTAATAACCTACAGTTAAAAATTAAATTAAATACTACAGATAGTTCTGTAACTCCTGTTGTTAGAGCAGTATCTGTACGAGCTACTCCTTCTGAATATGTTAAAGAGTGGGATTTAGTTTTAGATGTAACTGATGAAGATGCTAACGCACAAGGTCAATCTTATAGTGGTGCTACTTTAATTGATAACATACAATCTGAAGCTGATTCAGAAAATGTTATTCAGTTTCTTAATGGTTATGAAAGTAGTGATGCTGGTTCTTATGACACCTATCAAGCAATTATTAAACAATATGGTATTCAATTAACTTCTCCAGGAGAAGGAACAATTATAGTAAGATTAAGACAGGTACATTAATTATGGTATGGTATACAAAGACTGGTAGAAGATATAAAGGACCTACTCACGAAATGAATAGTGAGACACATACAGGTGCTAAACATTCTGCTAGATCACAAAAATTATATAAAACAAGAAGGTTAAGCAGATGAAATCAAGTGGTAGAGTATCTTGGCAATGGGGTGGTAAAACTCATTACGGCACTCTTATTCCTAGTAGAGAAACTAAATCAGCAAGATTTGCTAGAACAGCAAATGGTAAGATTAAAAGATTACCTAAGAGGAAATAACTATGGCACATGAAGCTAGAAAGAAAGCATTATTAAAGAAACATAATCTTAAAGGTGTTAACAAACCTAAGAGAACTCCTAGTCACAAGACTAAATCTCATATGGTTCTAGCTCAGGAAGGACACAACCTGAAACTAATTAGATTTGGTCAACAAGGTGTTAGTGGTGCTGGTAAAAGTCCTAAGTCAGATAAAGAGAAAGCTAGACGTAAAAGTTTTAAAGCTAGACATGCAAAAAATATTAGAAAAGGAAAAATGTCAGCAGCCTACTGGGCAGATAAGGTTAAGTGGTAATGGCTTATCAACAAATATCTGATTTCTTTGATTTAAGACCAGCTAAAGATGTAACCTTTGACGTTACTAGAAGTTTAAGTTTTTTTAGAGAAAATGGTGCAGCAAATCCAATACCTTTGATAGCTTTAGATAATCAGACTATACTTCCATTTATAATTGCAAATGGAGATGCAAGTAATATTAAAACGAGAGCAGGTTAATTATGGCAGATAAAGTACCAGTAAAAGCAACGTTTGATGCAAATGGTGATGCAGACGGATTAGCAGAATTTCAATCAGGTGAAACTGTAGGATATAGTCACGGTGGAACAGGACTTTCTGCTTTAGGAACTTCTGGACAAGTAATTAAAGTTAACGCTGGTGCAGACGGACTAGAGTGGGGAACTATTGCTGGAGATATTGAAAGTGTTACTGCAGGTACAAATTTAAGCGGTGGTGGAACATCAGGTGCAGTAACTTTAAATTTAGATATAGACGCCGAAGTAGATTTTAACGACCAAGTAGCGAAAGAAATAATATTAAAAGATTACGCAGAAACAGATCAAGCAGTAACAAGTTCATCTGGTGTAGTATCAATTAACTTAGCAAATGGAAACACAGGAACAATTACTTTAACTGAAAACATAACAGATATAGACTTTACCAATGTGCCAACTAATGGTGTTTCAACTTTTACACTTCAAATAACTCAAGATAGTTCATCAGCTTATACAGTTGCAATTGATGCTGTAACTGTCAATGGTGGTGGTAATGTTACTGCAAAAACAGCAGGTGGTGCAGGGTATACAATGTCATCAGGTAATTCAGCTATTGATTTAGTAACTTTTCTTTTTGTAGATGCAGGTACACCATTACTGAATGCACTACAAGATTTTAGTTAGGAGTAACTTATGCCATTAGGTGCAAGTAGATTTGGACTTCTAGGTGGAGTTGCAGATTTAGGTAAATTAGAATTAATTGAAACT